GATTACAGTGACTGTCCAGTCACCGAATGTTCTGTCTCCGGCCAACTTCATTTGACGGCCGAAGTAAAAGACTGGAATTACACCTAGCTGTGCTTCTGGAATCTGCGCAGCTTGAACCATGAAAGGTGTTACCGCATCGCCATCAGCATTTGCAGGATTGTTAATACGCACCTGGAAAAGATTTTGGCGAGCGCCACCGAAGCGAAGAGCGGCTCTCATGTCATTAATATTAAAAGCCATTTCTTATTTCCTCCTAGTTTCTTTTATTTATTAGAACTGGCCGACAACTTCGTTGAACTCTACGCCGGATCTTACAGCAACAAAGTTCAGTTGGATGAAGTTGATGCTCTTAGCTGGCTTAATGTAGATGTCACCAACAAAGCGGTTTGTATCAACAACTTCTGGAGTATTGTTTGTTTCGTCGCAAACAACACGGAAGTCAGTGATACCGCGGCGGCCCTGAACATCACGGAGGAATGGTTCAATCAGATTCAAGAACTGAGCTCTTGTGAATTCATCATTGAATTCAAACAGCATCTGGTTAGCAGCAGTTGCAATTGTCTTTTCAAGGACAATAAACAGACGGCGAACATTGATACGATCGAATGCACTTGAGCGACCAAGAGCAGTCTTATCACCAAATAGAACAGTTCCTTGACCTGGCTGTGTAATTACTGGATTGATGTCGTTCTTATAAAGAAGATCACGATCTGTTTTATTAGGGCTATAAGCAAGCTTTACAAGGTTCTTAATCTGACCACGATTATAACCAGCTGGTGAGAACCATGGATCGCGTAGATCGTCTGAACGAGCTGTCAGACCAGCAATATCACCATTCAGTGGAACATAGCGATATACGTCGTTGTACTTATCGTACTGATACTTATAACCTGAGTCAATGAATGCATACGAGCTATTACGTACACTCTGACGGAATGTTACGATGTTTGATGCCTGCAATCCTTCAACCGCAGTACCAACAACGTCTTCCTTCTGAGGAGATACGAATACTACGCAGTCCTTACGAACATCAGCAATATTGTCAATCAGATAGTTAGCTAGTTGTGCACCGTTTGATACACCAACCGATTTACCAGTCATCAGCAGAGATACATCTACCGATGATGCATCAGCAAATAGATCATAAGCCGAACCAAGAGCAGCTACAGTAGCGCTGCTTTCTGTTACACCATCGCGTCCACCGATGAATGATTCAAAGTATGGAATTGAAGATGTAGAGTTTGAAAGACTTGCAGCAAGTGCTGTTGGAGCTTCGCTGCGATCGTTGGTTACCCATACATAACGTGAGTTATCATTGATAACTGTTTTGTAGAAAGCTGTTGTACCATCTTCACCAATAGCGTCTGTAGCACGTGATAGGTTCTCGTAAACTTCAAGAACTGTTCCTGGTGTGCCAGAGAACTTACCATCTTCGTCTACAATCACAACACTTACTTGGTCAACTGCTGTTAGACTGCGATCTGTCAGATATTGTGAAGTACCTGGAGCAGTTGGAACAGTGTTGAAGAATTCCCACTTACGTGTGATTGTATTTGCAGTGAAGTTCGAAGCACGATTCCAAGTATCTTCAAATGTAACAGTGAAGAAAGAAGAATCGGTGTCGTTGTTCGAAATATTTGCTGGAAGCGACTTAATCTTTAGTGTCTGTGTACCAACCGAGCTATTACCTAGTTCGATATAGTCACCAACAGAAAGATCTGAAAGAAGCTCAGCGGCTGCAGTTTTAATGTCAGCGTATACAAGGTTTCCTGAACCAAAGTTAGTGCTATTTCCTGTTAGGAACACGTTAGCTGATGAAGAGTTTACGTTGATTGTAATACCCGCATTAGCTAGTTGGCCAAGAAGCAATGTAGCTGCTGTGCCACCAAGACTTGTGTTGCTGAATGGATCGATTGTACGTGAATACTGGCTTGCAGAATCGCACATTGCAACTTTCAGCGAGTTACCAAGTTCACCTGGATAACGAGCTACGAACTGAGTGCTTGCAAAGGTAGCGTTTGATGCACCCTTGTCTTCAAAGTCGTCAGCATTCTTAACAATGCTATCTGCCAGTTCAACTACACCGCTGTTAGCAACAGCATTCAGTGCAAGTGTATTTGCAAAGAAGTTCAGTTGTGAATCTGTCGATGTTGTAGCATTTGCAGTTAGAACAACAGCAAGAGCAGTTGAGTTAGCTGTTACAGTTGAAACAAATGTTCCTTCTGGAATACCAACACCAAAGACCGCATGACCAGCTTCTACGCCATGGTTGTTACCAGTTAGAATAACTGTTGAGTTACTCTGTAGGTTAACGTTTGCAGCAATTACTGTATTTGAGAAACCAGTTGTCACAGCAGCACGGCTTACATATAGAGCATTACCATATGCAAGGAAGTTAGCAGCAGTGAAGAATGTTTCGTAGTTGTCTGATGTTGGCTTGCCATAACGTGCGGCAAGAGTATTTTCTGAATCTACTAGAATGAACTTTCCTACAGGACCCCAACGGAACACACCACCAAAGGCACCAATAGTGGTTGCCAGCGATGGGATGGTAGTAGTTAGGTCGATTTCAGATACATTAATTCCAGGGCTGACTTGAAACGCCATTGTTATCTCCCTTAGTCGAAGGTGTTATATACGAGTTTTGTTTTATTTATAAGTTAAGGAAATTGCGTTTTTGCTCTGCCCAGAACTCGTCTCGATAAGTATTATCATTTCCGAACAAAGATTCGTTGCTTTGATCGTCATATTCGTCATCACCAGTATTTATTAATCCAAATGGAAGCATCTCTTCTTCAAACATTCTTTCATTTTGTTCATAGATTTGCTTACGGATATCAAGGTCTGTAAGTTCTTTTAGATACGGTTGTGTAGTTAACCAAGCAAAGAGAACGCAGCACATGGCCATATCATCATGGCCTTCTTCTGCTTCGTATGTTTGATTACCTTTTAAACTGTTCTTCAGAGAGAATCTTGTCAATTCATAAATTGTATCATAATCTGTAACAATAAATTTGTCAGATTCTATCAGAGTCTTGAGTGTAGCACATCCAATTCTTTTTACCTGCTTAGTAGTTCTTACACCACGAGTCGTTGAGGTAGCAAAACCACCAGAAAGACTTTGGCCAGATCTACCATTATTAGCAGTAACAAAGATGCCTTCATACTCTAAATCATAGTGAAGAATATCAGCAACTTGCTGACCAATATCGTTTGTTTCTACAAGTACAACCGCATCATTGTATTTCTTTGCCACCTCATATATGATGTTAGGATAAAGAAGTGGCCTTAATAAGTTATTTCTAAATGTGGCAACTTGTCTATATGGTAAATTATTTACGTTCACTACTATAAAAGCCGAATAATCTGCTCCAGCTCCTCGAGAAGTATCTACTACAATTGCGTAAATATTATCTTTAATTGGTTCTTCGTAAACTTTCAAACCTGCCGGTGTCGTATGAATTGGATGCTTATAAACCATGTTACGAAGTTTATTCGGGTTAATCAGTGTATTTGATGAACCAAGAAATTCGCACTCATATTCCTGTCTGAACTGGTCTTCAGAGGTGTTGGAAATTGTTTCTTCTTTCCATGCCTCATCACGTCCTGGAATCTGTGACCAGTGAACGTCGACACGAGCATAGGCATTTCTACCTTCTTCAGATTCTGTCCAGATACGGTAGAACATGTTCATACCGTTTGGCGTCGATGTAACTAGAACCTTCGAACTTTGACCAGATGAAATGGTAGGATAGACCGAAGCGAAGAACTCGTCTTGAATGTTGGTTGGAACGAAGGCAAACTCGTCCAGATATACCATGTTCTGAGATGTACCACGAATAGCAGAAGATGATGTAGCCGATGCCAGGATTTCAGATCCGTTCTCAAGCTTGATGTTACCCTTGTTCCATTCAGTAACACCCATCTGGAGCCACTTTGGAAGATGTTCGAACATCAACTGAATACGACCAAGGATTTCTCTTGCTTGTCTGTCTTTGTTGGCCAGAATAGCAATTGAATATTCTTCGTTAAAGAGGATCTTCCAGAGCAGATAAGCAGCAACCGTTGTTGTCTTACCAACCTGACGAGGCATCTTACAGATAACAAATCGATT